GTGCCCTCCACGATCCGGTAAGTCAATGATGGCCTCCATGTTTGTAGCATGGTTGCTCGGCAGAGATCAGCAGACGCAGCACATTATTGCATCGTACGGTCAGCAACTGTCTGGCAAGTTTCACAAGGATGCCATTGGCTATCTGAAGCATCCTGAGTTTAAGAAGATTTTTCCGGACTGGAAGGGATTCTCTCCCGACTCCAAGTACGATATGCTCGGCGGAGGTTACATTCTTCCGACATCCGTTGGTGGTGTGCTTACGGGATTTACCGCAGGTACTACCAATATCACGAGCCCTGGCGTCGGCGCCATGATTGTGGATGATCCTCTGAAGGATTCTACATCGACAGCTGCTCTCGAGGCGCTGGAGTCATGGTGGGGCGAACAGGCATCGACGCGCCGCACCAACAACTGGTGTCAGATGGTTATCGCTACGCGATTCCACCAGCATGACTTGCACGGTGTGTTGCTGGAGGCGGATGGTGTATACGACGAAATTGAGAATCCGAATGGTTGGCGCTGGGTGAACATTGCAGGTTTGATTGAGACTGCAGAGCAGCGCGAGCAGGATCCTCTCGAGCGAGACCTGGGAGAGAGCCATTGGCCCAGCAATACTGCATTCACTGTAGACATGCTCATGGCTCAGAAGAAGACCATGGGTTCGTTTGCATTCGCTGCGTTGTACCAGGGTAACCCTGTTGCAGCAGAGGGGCAGATTGTTAAGGACAGCTGGATCTGCAGAATGGAGCAGGATCCTTACGTATCCTATGATCTGACTTGGCTTGCTGTCGACTGTGCGTTTTCTGAGAAGGAAATGGCTGACGAGACGGCTATTTGTGTCGCCTCGATTTCTCACAGAACCCCAGGTATTGTTTACGTCAGAGAGATAATTACGGGTCGGTTAGGGTTCCCAGACCTTATTGCGAAAGTAAAACACTTGTACTCGTACTACGATGCTCGTGTCCTCTGCATCGAAAAAGCAGCGTCCGGGCAATCCCTCATTCAGATGCTGAAGAAAGAAGCGAAGATTCCCATCGAGGAAATGAAACCATTGAAGTCTAAGACGGTTCGTCTTCAGGCTGTGGCACCCTTGATGGAGTTTGCGCGAGTTAAGTTTATTGAGGGCGAGTGGATTGACCCGTTTATCAAGGAACTGACAACATTTCCGTTCGTAAAGCACGATGACCGAACCGATGCCTTCACCTGGGCATTGACGTATTTTTCGATGAAACTCGACACCGTCGACAGGGGTTTACAGGATTCGATCATCCAGAATAAGCGGTTTGTTGGTGAGCTGACTCGGCCAGGATTTCAAGACAAGAACGTCTTTAGTAATCTCTCTCGTGGCCGTTTACGCATGTTCCCTGCCGACCATGCTATAAATGACCCTGACTATGACTCGGTGAGCCAAGAGGCGGACCCTCGTTCTTCATTCCTACGTGGAGTCCGTAGTGGCAAGCGGAACATTGGTTGGGATCTTGAGATGTGACCGGGATCTGGTAACCCCGTAAAAAGTTGCTGTTGTTCTTTCAACAGATTACCATGGCTATCCATCCAACAGATTTTAACAGCGAATACATGTATCGAGAACACGGTACCAGAGTATTGGCTACTTCCCCAATAGCTGACATGTATTTAACAAAATCAAAAGCCAGCCAATACAACATCCCAAACGATCGCTACTCCCGCCCGTGCGGAGGCGCGGGGGGTTTTGACGATTTCTGTGAGAGAATGGGAGAGTAATGTTTCACACAATTTACAACTCGTTCGAAGAAGTCTCGAAAGGACGAGACTACATTGGGAAGCACTCCTCGGAAGACCTCTAGCATCCGGGTAAAACCAAGGGTTGAGTTCAGTCCTCCAATGGCTCAGCCTTATTTTCTTCAAGGGGGTGAGTGTAATGTAAAGCTCATTGGCAACAAAGTGTATGACCTACCCACCGATTGCTCCCAGTTACTTAACATGCTCACCTCCAAGGAAAAGCGCAAGACCCGTCGCGCTGAAGCTGCCCAAATGCTAGAACGTTCTTACCACCACGGTATGGACGTGATGCCATTCTACCCTAAAACAGATCATCAAGAAGATCTTTGGTCTTCTCTGAATAAAAACACCGTTACCATTGCTATTGGGCCATCAGGGGTAGGAAAGACCCTTGTAGCCTTGTGGTGGGGTCTAACTGAAATCGCTAAAGGTAACCTGGAGAAAATCTACTACGTTCGGAGTGACGTGGGCTGCTCCTATCAACGCGGGCGTGGAGCTCTTCCTGGAACAATGGAGGAAAAAATGGCCCCTCTGGTTGGCCCAGTTCATGACAACTTGATTGTTATGTCAAAAAGCCAAGGAGCCGCAAAATACCTTCTTGAGAAAAAGATTGTTGACCCGCTGATGCTCGAAGATATCAGGGGCCGTTCTTTCAATGAATGCCTAATTATTTTTGACGAGGCTCAAAACTCTCTACCGGAAAACGTGAAAACCGTTATCAGTCGGGTCGGTCAAAACTCCAAAGTAATCGTTACCGGGGACACACGCCAGATTGATCTCGAAGTGTTCAAATCAGACAACGGCCTGTTAGATTGCTATCACCGTTTGTCTAACATACCGAGTGTTGGCCGAGTGCGTTTTGACAGATCGGACATCGTTAGAAACGGGGTTATTGCAAACATCTTAGAGGCTTACGAGGAATGATTGAGAAAACTTCCAGTTTAGTTGTTGTAGACAAACGACCTTACAGAAAAATCGCTCAGCTTAACTGGGGGTTGTCAAAAGACCAAATGAGGGGAATGCACGTTCATCATCGCATTCCCTTATCACAAGGTGGCACAAATGATCCCTCTAATCTCTACGTTTGCTCCCCCTCGTTCCATAGGTGGGTTTGGCATAGCGGGGAGGAATGGATTGAGTGGGCTCAAAAAGGGTCTGTTGCGGGTGCCATTGCCCTACGGCAAAGGAGGTCCTCAGACCCTGAGTGGGCTGAGCAAGAGAGGATAAGGAACTCTAAAAAAGCCAAAAAATCTCACGAGTATTATAGAGGAACCGAGGAATATTCTGAGAGGCAACGGGTAAAATCCATTAAGACCCACACGGTTAAGAGGGAGCACTGGTCTTCCGAGGACTACGATGTTGTCTGGGCTGCTCACTTGGACGGTTTAACTAGCGGCTACCGGATAGCACGACGGGTTGGAGCAACCCAATGGAAGACATACGCCAATATGCTAAAGTATGCAACTTTGGGTTTTTCCTTTGAGCAACTTACCCAAGTTGAAGAGTACACCAAAGAGCTGGAACGCATTAGCTCTTCCTCCGTGGCCCACCTAATTACGCGATACGACGACTGACCCAATGGCCCAGACTCGAACTGTTCATTACTTATCGCACTCTGGGCCTTCCCACTACGACTTTGCGGGTGGGGATGGGCAGGTTACTGTGGGTGAGAAGAGAGCATCTGTTGCCGGTCAGATGGCCCGTGGTACTCTGGGGGCAGGTAAGCGGGATCGTTGCCGCCGTGGTAAGGCATGCGGATTGTCCTGTATTGCAGGAAATGAGGATTGCATTATTGATTTTCCGGAACCAGTCCAAGGTGAACTGACTCGAATGGCTCAGGCCATTATGCAGAAGAAAATCAAGGATGGAAAGCCAGTTGAATCTGGCAGTGAGGAAGATATTCGTCTCGGTAAAGCAGTGGGCGATGTGGGCCGTCACTTGACTTATGAGTCTCCATCGAAAGGCAAAGGATTCGGTACAACAACGCATGGTCAAACCCTGGTTCTCTCACCGAGTGAGATTCGTTACTTAAAGGACAATGTAGACAAGATTGGCAATGCTGATTTTAACACGGAAGTTAAAAAAGCGTGGCAAACTCATGTGCAGAGTAAAGGAGTGAGACTAGGCAAAGAAGATCTTGAGTTAATTTATTCAGCTCTGCCGCAGGCGGCAAAAGACCAAATTAACAAGGGAGGTAGCCCTGGGAAGGGCAACTTCTATGGAGTGGATAAAACTGGTAATGAGATTACCAATGCTGCAAGCGGGAGT